ATTATGAAATGGCTGCGCTCTTGGCGCGCGTTGGGGACAGGCGAGAACAACCTAAAGCGAACGACGCAGCATAGTCTTCAGTTAGACTGTCAGTCGGGTGTCGGTATCCCAGGCGAAGATTATCTCTACGTCGATGGTCTATATATTACGACCGAAGACGAGTTAAAATTAATCACTGAAGACGGCGATTATATTATTGCCGAGTCCACTCTTTTCCCTGGCGTTAATCCACAGGTCATGCTGCGCTGGTCGGACGACGGCGGTCATACTTGGTCTAACGAACACTGGAAATCTATGGGCCGTATCGGTCAGACCGGCTACCGCGTCATTTGGCGGCGGCTTGGCATGACATTAAAACTGCGCGACCGTGTTTACGAGATATCAGGAACTGAGCCAGTGAAGGTAGCCATTATGGGCGCTGAAGTCATAATGGATCCGACTAATGCCTGACTTAGCCAATAATACCCAGATACCGGCAGCGCGTGTCTCTATCTGGGATCATGTGACGAATTACGTCTCGCGTGAATGGTATCGCTGGTTTTATAATATGTATGTGGCCGTTGAAGCAGGACGGCGATACGGGTCATTTTATAGCACAACGACGTTCTCGCCCGCTGCGATTAATACGGCTTACGCCCTGACGTATAATAACACTTATACTCGCGCGAACGGGTCTGAGCTGGTGTATGGCGTTTATGTTGACACTGTAAATACATCGCGCATTTATGTAGATAACACCTCAACATATAATTTTCAGTTTTCAGCGCAACTCCATAATACCGCAGGTGGCACTAAGCGCGTTTATATCTGGCCTCGAATAAATGGCGTCAATGTAGATGATTCGGCGACAGAAGTGACTTTAACGGGCGGATCTAACGACGCGATTGTCGCCGCATGGAATTTTGTGTTAAATCTCCAAGCAGGGGATTATTTTGAGTTAATATATTCAACGAGCAATATTAACATCTCAATTCCGTATGTTGCTGCGTCTAGTCCAGTCCCCGCTATTCCTTCGGTCATTTTGACCGTAACCAGTTGTGTAGGTGTTTAAATGGCCGTCGTAACTCCAACCGCCAAAACTCAGTTTATTGACGCCGCTGGCGTCCCTTTGGCAGGCGGTAAGGTCTACACTTACATTGCGGGCACGACGCTCGCGCAGGCGACCTATACGGACTACACAGGCGCGACATCGAACACAAATCCTGTTATCTTAGATGCGCGCGGCGAAGCTAACATATGGCTCGGCGAAGCGACGTATAAGTTCAAGCTGACAGATGCTGACGACGTTGAGATCTGGACAGTTGACTACATCGCTGCACCAACAACGGCGTTGTCGCCGGTTCTGTCTGGTAACGTCACGATCTCGACGGACTCGTCCGGCGCGGCGCTTAAGATTACGCAAACGGGCACAGGCCCTGCGCTGCGCGTTCAAGATAGCGTCGATCCTGACTCAACGCCCTTTATTATTACGTCTTCAGGTCTTGTCGGCATAGGAACAATTTCGCCAGGCGAAGCGCTTACTGTTGATAATAACGGTAAGATAGAACTCGCCGATAGTGGCGTGCCGCTTACGGTCATATCGGCAACGGCTACCGAATCTATTTTCAGCGCTGAAGGCGCGCGCGATTTTGTTATTAAGACAAACAGCAATACCCGCGTTACGGTAGACGATGCGGGAGACGCGGCCTTCACAGGGTCTGTTACTGCGCCGACATTCTATGGCGCATGGGCTAACATTCCTGCGGGCACTGTCATGCTGTTCGTGCAGACGGCAGCGCCGACAGGCTGGACGAAATCAACGACGCACGACAATAAGGCGCTTCGTGTTGTGTCAGGCGCAGCGTCGTCAGGCGGTTCTGTTGCGTTCACAACAGCTTTTGCTTCACAGGCCGTCACAGGCACCGTCGCCAGCTATACGCTGACGACATCAGATATACCTTCGCATAACCATAGCGCCTCCAGCTCCAGCTCTGTAAGCGATCCAGGCCACGCGCATAGCTATACTGGTGTATCCGGGTCAAATTCGTATAACGCAGGTACTGGCGGCAATTTTTCGGTTCCTAACGCAGCCGGATTAACTACAGGTGGATCTGGAACAGGCATCAGTGTTTCTACTTCGACATCTATTGGTAATACAGGCGGCGGCGGAGGCCATGCCCACGGCTTCAGCGCGCCAAGTATCAATCTTGCCGTTCAGTATGTAGACGTAATCATCGCAACGAAAGACTAAACATGGAGCTGAAGAACGGAACTTTTTGCCCTTTAATCAAGAAAGACTGCGTGCAACTAAAATGCGCGTGGTTCACACTGTTACGGGGCACAAACCCCAACACGGGCAAGGAAGTAGACGAGTGGGTCTGCGCCGTCGCTGCGCTACCTATGCTCCAGATAGAGGTCGCCAAAGAAGTCCGGCAGGGCGCGGCGGCAACTGAGTCTTTCCGTAATGAAGTAGTTAGTATATCATCGCGGCCAGAACCGCACTTGATTGGCAGGAATTAAATGGATACTTTTGCATTAGCCCTTTTAGGAAGCACAGCCGCCAGCGCCCTCAGTAGCGGAGCGGGCTACGCAGCCTCACAACGCGCGGCTGGCACTCAGGCACAAGCAGCTCAACAGAGCGGCATGTTGGGCTACATCGCTCAACAGCAAGCGCTTGAGCAAGCTCGGCAAGCGGCTGAAAAAGGCGCGGCGGCGTCTCGTGAGTTTTATAATAAAGGCGCTGGCGACGTAAGAGAGTTTTACGGCAAAGGCCGTCAGGACATACAGGACTATTACGGACGCGGTGAAAGCGCGCTTACAGATTATTATAATCGCGGGCGCGGCGATATTTTAGGTCAGGCTCAACTCGGCGAAGATATAGGCCGAGAGTTTTACGGACGCGGTGTAGCAGCTCAAGAGCCCTATACTACTACGGGTGCCGGAGCGACTAATCAACTTGCGGCGTTATTTGCTCCTGGCGGCGAATATACGCGAGAACCGACGCTTGAAGAACTTAAGATGGATCCAGGCTACGCCTTTCGCACACAAGAAGGCTTGCGCGCATTATCGGCGCTTCAAGGTGCGTCAGGATTGCGTGGTTCGGGCGCGGCCATGAAGGCTGGCATACGCTATGGCCAGGAAGCGGGCAGTCAAGAATACCAGAACGCTTATAATCGTTTTATGGCTAATCGTCTTGCAGCTACGCAAGGGCTTGAGAATATTGCTGGCAGAGGCGCTTCCGCCGCAGGAACAGTGTCGCAGTTAGCAGGCACAACAGGGGGCCAACTGTCGGGCAATAGATTCACAACAGGCTCTAATTTGGGCCAAGCCGCTCTGACTACCGGCGGTAACATCGGTCAGGGCGCGTTCAACACAGGCGCTAACTTAGGTCAGGCTGCGACTACAGCGGGCGCTAATCTTGGTAATTTAGCCTCTAACGCTGGTGGCGCAATATCGGGCGCATATACAGGGCTTGCAAGCCCTCAGATGACAGCTTTAGCAGCGACCAATCCTTATGCGGCTGCGATAGAAAACGTAGGCCAAGCTCGCGCTTCAGGCTATGTCGGCGGCGCATCGGCGCTACAGAGCGCTCTTAATACGCCAGTCAACGCCATGATGGCGTATGGCATGGCAGATCGTTTTGCGCCTCAGAATAGGTCATCTATATATGCGCCGCAACAAGTAGGCTATTTAAGTGGTGGGCCGACTTATGCGCCAGGATACAGCCCTGGATTTATGGGCGTGCCGACTTTTGGCGCTCCAAGAGTAGGGTGATTTAAATGCCAGTTGATTACACAATAGCTTCGCGTAACGCCCTAGCTAACACAGCCCCCGACTTCACGAACATGCTGGCGCAATACCAGATGATGGGCGCTCGCGCTCAACAGCAAGAGCTTCAACAGCGCGAGTTAAATCGTCAAAATCAACTGATTAATTTATTGAGCGGCGCAGATATCAACTCGCCTGAAACTATTAACGCGCTTGCAAGAGCGGGATACTTACCTGAATCTATCAGCGTCATGGGCGCGCAACGCCAAGCTGAAGCACAGCGGGCAGCGGCAGACGCGCAGCGCGCGACGGCAATGTATCATCAAGGTATGCTCGGCATAGCACAAGCTAAACTTCCTTTTGAGGAACGCAAATTAACGCAAGAAGCTCTCAAAGAAGAAAGACTTGCGGGTGAAGCGGAGACTAAAGCCGCCAAGACACAATTAGAAAAAGATGCAGAACTATTTAAGTCCGCTGAAAACACAGCGGCTAAAATTGTCATGGCTGGCGGCAAAGGTTATAAGCCTTTCTATGAAAAATTACCTCCACAACTACAGTCAATTTTAGATCCTAATTACAACGAAGAAGCGTTGACAAACTTTACAACGCAAATGTCCACAATTCAGGATCAAATTAAACGTCGCGATGAGTTTGATCTTAAAGAAAGAATTAACCCAGAAACAGGACTTAAGGAAACAATTGCTATTCCTAAGTTCAAGCCTGGAAAAGGCGCAACAGTTGTTCCTGGCTCGGCGGGAACGGTTCAAGAAAAGTTCGGCTTTATGCCTGGGCCTGAAGGAACTGGCACAGCTATTCGCACTAATCCATATACGGGAACTGTGGAATCAGTGCCACTTACTAGCGGCATCCCTGCGCCGCGCGTTCAAGCCCCGCCAGAAGGTAAACTTACGCCTCGCGTTGATATGACCGCACCTCCTGGCGCTCCTGCTAATGTGCCAGAGCCAATACCAGGGACGCCTGAGTTTAATAATCGTCGTTTTGGTCGTGAAACATTAACTGCGATAGGATTTAATCCTAAAACGGGCGACGATAATGTGTCCAAACTTATCGATAAATCTACAAGCGGCGGTCTTGAGGCTATGGGTTCCGGCGTCAGCGGATTTTTTGGACGTGGGACGCAAGGTGCTAAAGCTATCGCTGAATTAGGCGTCATTGTTAATGACGTCGTTTTAAAAAGACTTAATGATAAATTAGGCGCGCAAATATCTGATCCAGATCGTGAGTTTATAGTGTCTACGTTAGGCAACGTAACAAATGCGTCGCTTCCAAAAGACGTTAGACTTGCGGCGTGGAAACAAGTTAGACAAAGATTAGAAAGATATGCCGGAGAATCTGGCACTAGCGCTGCGCCATCTGATAATCGTCCATCTCTTGGTGAGATCTTTAAATAATGGCTAACTTCTCCGCTAAAATTCAGACAGCGCGCGATGCCGGATACTCTGATGAAGAGATCAAACGGTTTCTTATGGCTACGCCTGAAGCGGAAAAAGCTAAAGAAGCTGGTTATACTGACGAAGAGATCGCGGCGCATCTTGGTCTTGCAACCGGCGAACCTAAAGAAATTGTTACAACGCCACAAAAGATAGCAGGTTATGTTGGCGAGACGCTCGGTAATATTCCAGCAAGCACGCTTAACTTTGCACAAGGTGTTTATGAAACGGCAACAAATCCGCTTCAGACTGCGGAAGCATTAGGGCAGGCTGTTATGAGTCCTGTCCAAACTGCA